AAATTTTCCGTGGTCAGCTACGATAATGCTGCACAACACGCTGCCACGTGTTGTGGTGATACGCTCAAACGTGTCACGTTGGATGAACCCTTAAGACATTCAGCAGGGTTGGAAGCATGAGTCAGAGCGGCTGATGTATTGCTTTAAATGTGGATGAAATTGGCAACCAGAAATATGTAATTGCCTTAACCTTAGCAGTTAACGTGAGCTTTGGGGCATACAGATGTTTTGGTTTAAAGGTGTGCAATTGATCACCGGAATCCTAGCCATGGCATGGCGTATATACACAGTCCAACCTATAGTTTGTTGAAAGGGGAATCAAGTTAAGTGCCAAGTCAGTAGACGTTGGAGGTTGTCGACTCAGATAGGCAACTTGGACACACCGCAACCAGAGGTGAATTATGTCAATCATATCTGACTCTTTTATTTAAAGTCCCTTTGGGCAAACGCACATATTAATTAATTGGTTTAAAGTCCTTAAATTTTCTTGCTCGGGTAGTTGCCGGGCACACCCTTTTTTATTTATTTTAATGCCTCTGTGTTATATATGTAATTTAAATTATAATAATGATGTTTGTTTATATTTTCCCTGTGATAGTGTGCGCGGTGTGGATTGTGCAATAGAACATTTTAGAGTAGGGTCAGACTTTATAACTATGAACTGTGTTGGCAGACACAGTATTTGTTATCCTTGTTTGGCTGTTGCTATTTTTTTACCAGTGGTTCCATCAATAAATGCCCAAGGGCAGGCTACACTGGTTAATGTTCAAAGTAAGACAACAATTGTTTGTATGCGTTGTCATAAAAACCACATTGTTAATATTTATCGTGCTGCTATAAATGTAGTTAGATTCACCTTTGAAGTTACTATACCAACTCCACAGTATGTAGCTTCAAATGTTGATGAGCACGAAGTTGATGAAAAGGATCGATTCCAATATTCTGACGTTAGCAATAGTTTTAATTCTGGTATTATTGTTACTGATGAATCATTAAACACCAATTTAATAAATTTTGATCAAAAGAAAATTATAGTCACTGTGTGGAAGGATTATAAAATTCCTAGATTGAAATTGATTGGTTTTTTAAATACTTTTAGTGGTCCTAATTATGGTTTAGAACCTGACTATATTGGAATTCGGGTTGTAGATGGTGATTTTATTGTTAGTTTACCAGTTGCAGTTGTAGCAGCATTGGATGCTTTTTGGTTTGGGGCACCAGATGGTAAAACTAAGGCTAATTTTGATGTTAGTCATCGTAAATGTTATGAGTTATTACGTGAAGTAGCTCTTTCACCAGAACAATTTCAAATTGTTTTGAAGTGGAGTGTCATATATTGTTATTTGGATACATCAAATACAGTTCGACACATTTATGGTGGTTGGCATGAAAATTGGTGGC